ATGCGCAAGAAGCATGGACAGCTCGTTACAACCACGAAACTATCGCCCTTGGCTTTAGCTTGACTGAAGAAGCAATCGAAGATAACCTCTACGACTCTTTATCAGCTCGTTATACCAAAGGTCTAGCCCGTGCTATGGCTTATACCAAGCAGGTTAAAGCTGCTGCTGTATTGAACAACGGTTTCACAACTGGCTACAACGGTGGTGACGGCGTTCCTCTCTTCAGCTCACAGCACCCACTGGTATCTGGTGGCGTAAACAGCAACATTCCTTCAACAGCCGCTGACTTAAACGAGACTTCTTTGGAAGCCGCCGTTATTCAGATCGCTGCTTGGACAGATGAGCGTGGTTTGCTGATCGCTGCTAAGCCTAAGAAGTTGGTTGTTCCTCCTGCACTACAGTTCGTTGCAACTCGTTTGCTCGAAACCGAATTGCGTGTTGGTACTAACGACAACGACATCAACGCTATCAAGAACAACGGTTCTGTCGCAGAAGGTTACACAATTAACCACTTCTTGACCGACACCAATGCTTGGTTCCTCACCACTGACGTTCCAAACGGTATGAAGCACTTTGTTCGTACTCCTTTGAGCAACAGCATGGATGGTGACTTCGACACTGGTAACGTTCGTTACAAGTCTAGAGAGCGTTATAGCTTCGGCTGGTCTGATCCACTCGGCATGTACGGTTCTGCTGGCGCCTAAACAAGGCTTCAGTTCCCGTGGACAAACCCCACCTTACCGGGTGGGGTTTTTCTTTTCCTGCCAATGGTGTTTTCTATGGCAATTAGCGCATAAGACTATGCATTTCATGGTTTCTTTTATGGCCCGTGTAAATTGAGAGTTTTTAATAAACCAGCTTACTTCCCGGTCCTTTTGACTAGGGTCTTCGTGGTGAAAATCTAGGGTTGAAGGATGGTCTTCCCCGCACTTAGTGCATTTTAAAGTGGCTTTAAAAGCAGCCCAATCTACTCTAGCTTTCTTTTTATTTGCCGCAGTTAAAGCGGCTACTTGGGCTTTGTTAGCTTCGTAATGTTTACGGCTGTATTCTCTATGTTTCTTTTTCTTTACTTCGGGGTCTTTATAGGGCATAAGTTTTAATTGGTTCGTGGCTTTTTAAGTCTACATTGCATGCCCACTTTACAGCTTCTTCAGCGGACAAACCCATACGCATACACACCTCTGCAGCCATTGCTCCACTGCCAATAGCCATAAACGTTCGCACTCTTTCCCAATCAAGGTCGTTTCCACAAGAAAACAAACCGTCTTTAGTTAGCTTTAAAAAAGAGCTATCTGATTTTAACTTTGGCTTTACTTTGGTCTTTTTATTAAGGTAGTCAACTACTTTTTCACCATCAGCCCAATTACCAGCAACCCCTAGCCAGCCGCCATCTATAGGAATAATCTTTTCCTCGAAGTATTTAATCCCGGCCTCGTCATCGGAAAATTGGCTATCTGCAACCAATGTTTTCCTACTCCAGTCGCCCACAATCGTAGTCATTTTTACCCCTAATAAAAAAGTGCAATAACTCCAACTACATAAAATATCACAGCTACAGCTTCAACTAAGAACAAAGGCGTATCTTTTTGTGCCCATCCCGCCCAAGTCCACAGGGCACTACCAATCAAACCGAGGATAATATTGGCGGGGTAAATGTTGAAACTTGTCAGACAAATCCCAGTCAAGCATAACAAAGTCCCTAGCCACTTTATGCATTTCATCAAACCCCCAAATTTGGTCTGGGTACTTGTTACCGGGCGCCCAGTCGCCCCCATCTTATTATTTTACCAAACTGTTGTACAAAATCCAAAAAAGGTGTATAAATATATAAACCGGGAAAACCGGCTTATCAAACTGTCCCGGCAGACAGCATATTGATTGATAAGCTGATCTTATATGCAAGGACAATTTATCATGGCATTAGCAACTACTCAAGCCGTATGGCGTTCTGGTGGTGGTGACCAAACTCGTACAGCTTACGCTGGCTCAATGGTTATGGCTGCCCAGTTTTACATCGCAAACACAGCAGCAACCTCAAACGTAGTAGTCTCTTCGGCTACTAACGCTCCAGCCCTTATTCTTCCAGCTGGCGCAGTCATTACTGAAGTTATTATTTCTGGCGGTGCTGGTGGCAACTCTGCCGCCAACATAGGGTTTACCCCACTAATCAGCGTTGGCCCAGGACAAGTAACTACCCTTGGAACCAACGTACCACAAGGCTTTGTTGCCGCTGGTAACGTTGCTGCTCGTACCGTATTTACCGTTGCTAGCGCGACTGGTGGCGCATCTTTGGGTAACGTAGCTAATGCTACCAACCTGATTGTTGTTACTAGCGCTCAAGGTGCTACTGGCGCGGCTGCGGGTTCTGTAACTGGCGATATTATTTATTACATCGCTGACGACGGCCAACAAAACGTCTAATTAGGAGGCTCTTATGGGCATGCAAACAGACGTTAAAGCCTCACACGTTGAAGCTAATGCGCAAGCTATTACTGGACGTGTTCGTGTAAAAGGCTATCAGTGCCTATCTGGTGGTGTTGCTGGCGATATTATGTTTTATGATACCGCTGCCAATTCCGCTACTGGCACTGTTCGCCTGCAGTTTAATATACCTAACAATACAAATAACCCCTTTGGAAATCTAATTCCTGGGGAAGGTATTTTGTTCCAAAACGGTGTGTATATTACTCGGCCGGGCAACGCTACAGTAACAGTATTCTATGGCTAAGAAAAAGGGCGTTTCTCTTGCGATTGGTCGTGGTGAAAAGTTGCCTGTATCTAAGGGCGCTGGGCTTACCGCCAAAGGTCGTGCTAAGTATAATGCGGCTACTGGCTCGAATCTAAAGGCTCCACAGCCCGAAGGTGGTGCGCGTAAGAAGTCATTCTGCGCGCGTATGTCTGGTATGCCGGGCCCGATGAAAGACGAAAAAGGTCGCCCTACACGTAAGGCGGCTTCATTAAAAAGGTGGAAGTGCTAATGAAAGACCCATTTAACAACATAAGCGAAGGCTCCAAACACATATTAGACGGGCTTTCATTAGTTACAGTGCTAGGAACACTTGTGGATATATTACCTGCCATAGCGGCTACATTTACTATTATTTGGACAGCTATCCGTATTTACGAAACCGAAACCATACAAGGCTGGATTAATCGTGCCAAGCGTAAGTAAGAAGCAACACAATTTCATGGCGGCTGTGGCTAAGAACCCTAAGTTTGCCAAAAAAACAGGTATCCCTCGCTCAGTTGGTGAGGAATTTTTAACTGCCGACAAAGGCAAAACTTTTAAAAAAGGTGGAACCATGAAACACTCAGATATGTCGAAAGACAAACCCATGATGGCTAAAGTAGCTGCTAAGGCTGTTAAAGGCCACGAGCAGCGTATGCACAAGATGGCTGGCGGCGGCGTAACCCGTGCTGACGGATGTGTATCTAAAGGCCATACCAAGGGCAAGATGGTTAAAATGGCTGGTGGCGGGAGCTGCTAATATGAAAAAGAAGATGAGACGCTTTGAAGAAGGCGGTTTCCTTACCAAACAAGGTAAGAATGAAAATATCAGTGACGAAACTCGTGAAAGAGCACGTAAGTTTGTAGAAGATAAAGAAGAAAACATTAAACCAAAAGCTATTTCACGCGCATCTACGCCTACTGTAAAATCATCTTCTACTGCTCCAAAGACAGCTCCAAAAGCCGAGTCTAAACCTACGCCAAAAGCCGAAACTGCTGAAGAAAATAAAGAGCGTATGGAAGGCTTGACTAAGAAACAAGCCCTGGAAAAAGTTGAACCAGAAGGTTATATACCTGGTCCTGGTATGTTAAAAAATGTGCTTAAGCGTGGTTTAAAAAGCGTTGAGCAAAAATTACTGCCGTACAACCCCAAAAAAGCAACTGTAGAAAAAGCCCGTGAAGCCCGCGCAAATGCACGCATGAATAAAATGCGGGAAGAAAATGCTGATGCTGGTCCTCCAGGTCGCGCCCGCGCTAGCGGTCCTACTAATGATATGGGCGGCACCTTTAAAGAATATGAAATACGTTCTGACTTTAAAAAAGGTGGTAAAGTAAGTTCTGCTTCTAAACGCGCAGACGGTTGCGCTATTCGAGGAAAAACAAGAGCATGAGAGCTAGCCGTGGTATGGGCGACATAGCCCCATCTAAAATGCCCAAAGGCACTAAAAAAGCCCGTAGGGACAATACTGACTTTACTCAGTTTGCCGAAGGCGGTAAGGTTAACGCCGCAGGTAATTACACTAAACCTGTATTACGTAAAAAAATCGTTTCACAGGTAAAAGCTTCTGCAACACATGGTACTGGCGCAGGTCAGTGGTCGGCTCGTAAAGCCCAATTAGTAGCTAAAAAATATAAGGCGGCTGGTGGTGGATATAAATGAGTGGATTGGCAAAATCGCAGCGTTCTTTAAAGGCTTGGGGCGACCAAAAGTGGACAACCAAGTCAGGGAAGAAGTCGTCCGAAACAGGAGAGCGGTACCTGCCAAAAAAAGCAATAGAAGCGTTAAGCCCGCAGGAGTACGCAGCAACAACGCGAGCAAAACGAGCGGGAAAAGCCCAAGGCAAGCAGTTCGTGCCCCAGCCAGCAAAAGTAAAAGCAAAAGTAAAACCGTACCGAGAGATTAAATAATGACTACTACAGGTACCACGTCGTTTAATTTAGATGTAAATGATCTAATCGAAGAAGCATTCGAGCGGTGTGGGAAAGAGCTACGCTCTGGCTATGACTTTAGAACTGCCCGTAGATCTCTAAACCTACTAACTATTGAGTGGGCAAATAGAGGCTTAAACTTGTGGACGGTTGAGCAAGGCGTCATTCCTATGGTTACTGGGCAAGCTATGTACCCTATTCCAAATGACACAATCGACTTGCTAGACATGGTAATTCGTACTAATAACAGTACCCTTAACCAAGTTGATATTAACATTAGCCGCATTTCAGAGCCTACCTACATGAGCATTCCGAATAAGTTAGCCCAGGGAAGGCCGATTCAGGTGTACGTTAACCGCCAGTCAGGACAAGAAAACCCAACAAGTAGCGTTGTAACAGCTAACGTTGCTTCTACCGACACTACAATTACTCTAAATACTACGGATGGATTAGCTTCGGCCGGGTTCATTAAAATTAACGAAGAGACGATTAGCTACCCAAACATTAGTGGCAATCAGCTTTTAAACTGCGCCCGTGGACAGAACGGCACTACCGCAACAGCACATACAGCAGGCGCCGCAGTTACAAAACAAAATCTGCCATGTATTAACGTCTGGCCTACCCCCAATGCGCCCGGTAATCAGTACACATTTGTTTACTATCGCATGCGCCGAATTCAAGACGCTGGGTCTGGTGTGTATGTACAGGATATTCCATTCCGTTTTATTCCTTGCATGGTCGCTGGGCTAGCTTATCAATTGGCTACGAAACTCCCTGAAGTAGATATGACCCGTATACCAATGCTTAAATCCGATTATGAAGAACAATTTATATTAGCATCTCAAGAAGATAGGGAGAAAGCATCGGTTCGGTTTGTTCCACGAAACACGTTTTATTCTGGAAGTAGTTAATGCCTAATAAGTTTTCTTCTGGCAAGTTTGCAATTGCTGAATGTGATCGCTGTGATCAAAGGTATAAGCTTTCGCAACTAAAAACGCAGACAGTAAAGACAAAACCGTATAAAATTAAAGTTTGCCCAACTTGTTGGGATCCTGACCACCCTCAGCTGCAGTTAGGTATGTACCCAGTTAATGATCCACAGGCTGTAAGGGAACCAAGACCCGATGTAAGCTATATACAGTCTGGTACCAACGGGTTGCAGATTAATATTAACGGAGGAACTGGTCCAGATGGATTAGGAAGTCCAAAAATGGGTAGTAGAGTATTCCAGTGGGGTTGGAATCCTGTGGGCGGTGCGAGGTTGTTTGACAGTGTTTTAACGCCAAATGACTTGATAGGTAGCACACAACTTGGTACAGTAACGGTAAGCATAACTTAAGGAACATTATTATGACATTCAAATCAGGCGCCAATGGCGTAGAAACAAAAGGTAAAACTAAGGGTAAAAACCTTGGTGATTCAGGCCCAACTGTTGGCACCCAAAAAGGTGGCAAAGGTTCTAAGGGTGTAACCGGCGAAGCAATGCGTGCTGTAGGTCGTAACATGGCTCGTGCCAACAACCAAAAATAAGGTTAATCATGGCTAAATATTCTATGAAAAAAGCTGGTAAAGAAGTGGGCCCTGCTGAAGTATATGCAGAGCCACACACCATGTCTGGCAAGAAGATCACTACCGCAGAAGACGCTGTAGTCAAAAAAGGCAACGGCGTAGATAGCGTAAAGATGTCAGTTGGCAGCTTTTCTAAGGGCCAAAACGATGAAGTAAAAACATCCGGCATTAAGATTCGTGGTACTGGCGCAGCTACCAAAGGTGTAATGGCTAGAGGACCAATGGGCTAATGAACTACTCTGAACTTTTTACGCAAATTCAGACGTACACTGAGAATCAATTTCCAGATACGTTTGTGCAGGTAACTACTGGGGGCAGCCAGACTAACGTCAATGCTGTTACTCAAATTAATACCTTCATCATGCAGGCAGAGCGCCGTATATATAACACGGTGCAGATTCCTTCTTTGCGTAAAAACGTCACAGGTAACTGTAACTCTGGTAATAAGTATTTGGCTTGCCCTAATGATTACCTATCAACATTTTCATTAGCGGTTATTGACGTGGTTACTGGTGAGTATGAGTATTTACTTAACAAAGACGTTAACTATATCCGTCAAGCGTACCCAAGCCCTACAGTTACTGGTAAACCACGGCACTACGCCTTATTTGGCTCACGGTTAAATGACCCTAATGAACTTACTTTCATACTTGGGCCTACGCCCGACCTTGCCTATTCAGCAGAGCTTCACTACTTCTATTATCCTGAGTCCATTGTTACTACTGGTACTTCTTGGCTCGGTGACAATTACAGCCCTGCTTTGTTGTATGGCTCTCTTGTGGAAGCATATACGTACATGAAGGGTGAGACAGATATGCTACAAGCATATCAAGCTAAGTATAATGAAGCATTATCACAACTTAATCGTTTGGGAACCGGACTTGAGCGCGGTGACGCTTACAGGGATGGCCAAGCAAAAATCTCGGTCAATCCATAAATTTATTAGGAGCAAAAAATGGCAATTACTCAGGCAATGTGCGACTCGTTCAAGGTACAACTCCTTCAAGGCGCTCAAAATTTTAACGCACAGACATATAAAATTGCACTGTATGTTAGTTCTGCAACACTAAGCAACTCTACAACAGCCTATACTACTTCTGGTGAGGTGGCTGATGGCGGTGGATACAGCGCTGGTGGTAACACTCTAAGCCTTAGCTTAGCGCCAACAAATACGGGTAACGTAGCTTTCTTGTCATTTGCTAATAGTTCTTGGGCTAATGCAACCATTACGGCTGCTGGCGCTCTAATCTATAACAACACAAACGCTAACTCTGCAGTAGCGGCGTTAAGTTTTGGCGGAGATAAGACAAGTACTTCTGGTACGTTTACAGTGATTTTCCCAACTGCTGACGCTTCATCCGCTATTATTCGTATTGCTTAATTAAAAGCTATATATGGCTCTTGTATTAAAAGATAGGGTTAAGGAAAGTACTAGTACTTCGGGTACTGGTACGGTTGTCCTTTCTGGCGCTTCCCCAGGCTATCAGTCCTTTGCTGTAATTGGAGATGGTAATCAAACTTACTACACCATTGCGGGTGGTACATCATGGGAAGTTGGTATTGGTACGTACTACTCCGGTAACGTATCGCTATCTAGAGATACAATTCTTGCTTCAAGCAACTCTAATGCTGCTGTAGTTTTCTCTGGCACAAACGATGTATTTGTAACATATCCTGCTGAAGAAGCCGTATATGAGCTTGGTGGTAACGTCTATTCTAACGGCAGCTCAAACGTAGCTTTTGTAAGCATAAACGTATCAAATAACGCTAGTTTTAATAACGTAACCATTACCAATGGTACGATTAGTGCGGTTCCAAATACTGCTACGTCTATTGTTAACAAGACTTATGTTGATAGCATTGTGGCGTCAGGCGTCCATTTTCACCAGCCAGTTCGAGTTGAATCTCCAACAGCGCTAGTTGCGGTATATAACCAGCCAAACGGTGCTGGCAATGGTGTAGGCGCCACCTTAACAAACGGCGGTGCAAACGTATCCCTTGTTGTTGACGGCATATCTGTAGCAAATACCAACCGAGTTCTCATCTATACCCAAGCCAACGCCGTGCAAAACGGTGTATATGTTGTTTCAGATGTTGGTTCTAACACAACTAGCTGGGTTTTGACTCGCTCAGATGATACTAATACCTACGGATTTGATAGCCCAGAAGCATTAAGTGAAGGCTCTACGTTCTTTGTTCAAGAGGGCGATACGGGCGCAGGCGAGACGTATACCTGTAATACGCCGGGTGTTATTACATTTGGCACAACAGAAATTACGTTTACTCAGATTAGTTCTGCTCAGATTTATTCTGCAGGAACAGGTTTAGACCTTGACGGAACCACATTTAGTGTATCGAATACTGCGGTAACGGCTGGAACTTATGGAAATGCTGGTAACGTAGCGACAATTACAGTCAACGCCCAAGGCCAATTAACAAACGTAGTAAGCACACCAATCGTTGTTTCTAATAGCTCTATTACTGGTTTAGGCACAATGTCTATCCAGAACGCTAACAATGTAGCTATTACTGGTGGCGCAATTAACGGGACATTAATTGGTAATGCAACACCATCTTCCGGTGCGTTTACTACGCTAGCCGCAAGCTCAAACGTATCTGGCGTAGGCTTCTCAAACTACTTAAACAACCCACCATCTATTGGCGGTGTAACTCCTAACACTGGCGCATTTACTACACTGCAAGGTACAAACGTAACTGCACTAACTGGGTTTATTGGTAACGGCGCAGCTATCTCAAGTATTAATGGTGCTAACGTATCTACTGGTATCAACGCATCAAATGTAACTACAGG